TTACGTTAGTTGGTGTTTGAGTAATTTGTCGTGGGATAATCTGTGGCATAATTATCTAAGTCCATAGAAACTTCTTTTCTTTAACATATAATTAGAGTCCATTACGGGAGCACCAATCTTTCCAGACTCGACCTTGCTACGAACAGTTTCGATTGATCCAGTACTCAATGAATCCTGTTGGGCTAACATCTGCTTCTTATGCTTTGCAGCCGCGATCCCGCCAACCGCTGTTGATACGCCACTCATAATCCCGCCAATCAGGGCGTTCTTTCCTTCTTGCTCGACTTGAGCCTGTTGCACTTTGCCTGCAAACTTTATGTCGGCGAGAGTACGTGCGCGGTTGACCGCACTCTCTTCAAATATCTTGTCGAACGAACCCATTGCAAGACCCGTCGCGCCAGCCTGTGCAATCTGTGCGCCTTGCGCTTTACGGTACTGGTCACGAGTCAGGTCCACCTGCCTACGAGTGTTGGCTCCGATGATGTCCGACTTTGCGCCAGCAGCTTCTTTAGCTGCGACACCTTCCATGATTTGGCCTGCGCCAGCGATGATGGGTGCTGCTTGCATTTTATGTCCTCGCAAATAGTAGCGCGTCTGCGCCATTAGGGAAGTACTTGTGCATTAACCCCTCTGCCTTAAAGCCGAGCATCTTAGCCCATCGAATGCTTTGCTCGAAGTCTGTCAGCAACGCCATCTCGACGCGCTGAACATCCTGCCAATCCAAAAATGCAGACACAGCTTTGTGGAAGTGGATAAAGTCTGTACCGATATTCTTTGAGATAAGCGACCACGCAAGACCACGATGATTCTCAAGCATCCAAACGCCTGCAACGCCGAGAACGATATTGCTCTTCCCGACAAGTGCAAACGCTGGTCCTGCGCTGTTCATGTTCTTTGCGAAGTTATCTTTATTCATATGGTCGAATGTCCATGCCTGTTTATCTTGCAGAGGCATTACATCTACATGCCACTGTTCGAGAGGAACGACTCTTAGTCGTTCGTTGTAACTTTTGGCATGACTGCCTGTATCTGTGCTGGAAATGGCCCTGACCCCTTCAAAACAATATACCCTTCGCGCTCGTAGCCACCAGGCCACGGCACAACCAAGTCCCCAGTAAAGAACGGTGTTCGCGTACTTGAGTTCACACCGTATGTTGCTGGATCTTCGTACAGGTCTGACACTGAGTCGCCGTACTGGAATCCAAGTGTATTACTTAAGCGGAAAGCAACCTCTTCCATACGTTTCAATTTTGCCTGCGCGGTACCGTCTGCTGACCCTGCCTCAATTCTGTGTGTCTCCAGTTGCCATTCGAACGGCAGTCCGATTTGAGCCACTGCCCCATACTGGTTGGTGCCGAGCGTTATCGAGCCAGACGATACTGTGGCATCATTGAGCCAGCGACCATCGACATACACCTGAACAGTTTGACCCTCAAGGTGGTTGAGGTTGGAGAACGTGTTGGTTGCCACGCGATATCCATCTGTAGTTGACGCAGTGTACGTACCCCAGTTTGTCGAGTCGGCATCAGTGCCGTCGAGCCAGCCAAGGTCAAACGTGTTAGTGTCTGTCGCGGTAATCTTGAAGTACTTGTCGTTCAGTTCGGTCATCCCGGCGACACCCTCGAAGAGAATAATATCGCCAACCGAGCGGCTATGTCCTGTTTCAGTAACCACCGCAGGACTTGCGTTTGTTACGGCAGACATGTCGGACACAACCGCAGATTCGTACGCTCGCCCAGCGTCAACGTGATACGCGTCTTGGCTGTCGATATCATCTTCGTACCAACGGCCCATATACTCGACATGACTCTGCGTTATGCCACCTATTGTGCGGTCAACAGCAATCCATACTTCGTCGCGCCCCCTATCGGCACTGGGTGCCACAGCAACACTTTTAACCGATACGTCTGCGCCGCCGACAATATGTCTGTGCCACCCGATAACGTCCGCGTTCTTCTCGTAGGTAAGCGCGATAAGACTGCCGTCCGTTAACGTGACCCACAAGGTATTAATAGGCTCCTGCTGATACGCCATATCGGTGATGCCCGTGCGCGTCAAGTGCTCGGCAAGTTCGGTCAAGTCGGGAGCAACATAGCCGTCGGCCTGAATATTGTAGCCCAACTCGTGAAGTCGTCTTCGAGAACGACTAACAAAAAGAATTACATTATCCACCTGTAGCGGACGAATCTTTGCGTTTCCTGTTGTGGACAAGACTTTGTACGAAACATTCTCAGGAGTCATCGCAGTTGCGTTCTCGTTACTACTTAGCATTCCGACACGGTTCGTTGTGCCGACCATAAGTCCGTTACGAGTCGAGTCAATCCATGTAATCGGAGAACCTTCGCCGCCGCCAATCGAAACACTTATGCCCAGATTATCTTTAACCAGTGCTTGTGGCGTAATGTCTTGAAAACTTATTCTATCCGGGGAGAAGCGACCAACAACGCTACCGTCGAGACGACGCGGTTCATTACTGTTGCCGCCAATCCAGACGCGACCCTCGTGAATACTTACGGTAGATGGATAGCCCGTAGACTTAGAGTATGCGCCTAACGCCCAATCACTCGCATCTGTGCGTTCATGATCAGTACCACGAGCACCACCCGGACCTAGTGCGTCATCTCTAATATACAGCCAACCAGCCATAGGTTTCTTCTTATCACTGTCTATGGTCCACCATACTCGGTCGTAAAGATCATTAGATGCTGTCGCTGTATTCGGCAACGCTGTAAGTCTACCCCAGCGATACCTCGCCTTGCCGCCAGAGTTCTCAAAGTATATACGCATTAGCCTGTCGGTTCTTTGTATAGTTACAGACGAAGAACCAGGAAGGCTGAGTACTCCCGAAAACGATGATGTGTCCAGAGCATCACCAGTAACACAATCAAGAAGTTTAAACGATGTTTGTGTTGAACTCACAGCAGATACGTCATCAACAATATATGTTCTACCATTAAGTCCGGTCCAGTCACCTGATGCTGTAGACATACTAATACCACTTAATGTGACTTTGTCGCCATCAGCAAACGGAATAAGTATACCATTCGCACCAGCAGTCGTGGTGTGGTTGACAGTAAAGACGGCAGGGTTCGTAGCTGTAATAGATTGTATTGTGGTTATATGCTCATTAAAACTAACATCATTACGCGAGAACACATACTCTCTTGTAGATGAGTTGTCAGCTTCATACATCTCAACAAGGAATCGGCGCGACGTTCCTGTTGTAGCAACATCAACTTCAATATCTGTCTCGTTCTCAAACCAAGGGCCGTTATCAAAGTCGATAGAGTTACAGGTCCAGTTCTCATTCGATGTACGGGCCAACACCTGCAACGGATAATTCGGGTGCGCCATATAAATAACATCGTTACTCTGGACGTACTGGATTTGGAACACACCATCCGAATCGAACAGGTCATCGTGGCAGTACGGAAGAATAACATTCAATGGACGTTTTACTTTTCCCGTACCACCGCCTTCTGTTGACAGTGACGTTATATCATTACCATTGTAATCGGTAAGTGTAAATGTTCTATTACCGGTTTGTGCTTTTACCTTGTAGTATCCATTGTTCAATTCTGTAGCTACATCAAGGTCATCAAAGAAAACAATCGCACCCGTAATATAAGATGAACTTGGTAAATCGGAAGATACCGTAACCTCCGCAATACCGCCACTCAGCGAAATATCAGTAACATCACGCTGTTGGCTTGAGTTCAAAACAAGTTCATTGTTTTTGTACGGGCGCATGATGGTCCCGTAATTGGTGTCACCGCTAATCTCAAGAACATACGAGTCGGTGTCGTTGTAGAAGAACGGGATAAGGTGTGCGCGAGTAGACACTGTCGGGCGCAGGGCCATGACGTGCTTTGTGCCGCCGCGACGTACTGCTGGACCCTGCTTAAGCGGCAACAGATTCTGCATGTCTTTTACAGAAGAGTCGCGACGAGGGGCATTGATATGCCCATCGAGAAGTGGTGTTTGAATCCCGCCGTTAAAGGAGGTTTGTATGGGTGCTGACTTGGGCATTATTTAGACCCTCGCTGTAACCCACTCATCCTCAACATAATTTTCAGGTGCATCTTCTTGTCCATTAATCCGCTTTGCGCGACCCACCGTTAATTCGTACTCCTGAAATAAATCTGACTTCTTAGTGTTCGACTGCGTAATGCGCTCGCAAGCCTCGTACGCCAGTCGGTATGCCAACGCTTCGCAGAACAAAGTGTCGAACCTGGAAGCGTCTGTAATTCTAGCAACGTACTTAATCTTGAGCGGACCACCCTCGACGTTATTGGTGGGGTCTGCCAAAATATTCGATTCCTCGATGGTGTAATCCTCGAAGTCTTGTACGTGCATCATGTACAGGAAGTCGTTCGGAACAGGATACAGCGCATCGAAGTCGCCCCACTCTGGGGTGCCACTCGACGCGAGAGTTGCGCGTTTAACGGCAAAATTCCACGGACACTCGCGAAGCAATCGATCCAGTGCGCCGTCATACAAGACATCCATTGTCTTTGCGCTCGGCGAGTTCTCAGTTCGCGACACAATAGATTTACCACCAAGGAGCGTAAGAGCCTTGTTGATAATATCGATCTCTGTGTATGAACTAGGCAAGTGGGAAGTTCAATTGCGCGAACGCGCTCTGAAGTTTACGTGCTGTATCAATATAGCGACGATGCGGGATATTAGCACCCGACGCGTCAATCTCGATTGCAACAGCACCACCACCGTCGAGGATGCTGTTGGTGTCACCCTCGCCTGCACGGTAGTCTACGCCAAACCCGCCTTCGTCGCCGAATGTTCCAGGCTTGTAAGGCAGTGATGTGCGCCAACCAGCAGGGTTGTCAGCAACCGAAACATCGCCGTCTGCTGTAGAGTTATAGTGCTCCATGTACTCGATGATACGGCTTACAGCGTCATAGATGAGCGATGGGTTGGTTGTACCGGAGTCCCAACTCAGCGTAACGTCCTTACCGTAACCGGACGAGTATGACAGACTTGTTCCAGCGGAAGCAACAGCCTGACTTTCTGTCTCATCAACATCCATCTGAATATAATGGGTTGCCATTCTACTCTCCTAGATAACCGTTCGGGGGCGCAGGGCGGGGGAAACCCTGCACCCCCTAGCGGATGATGGGGCTAAGGTACGAGGTAGCGGACCAGTACGGAAACCGTACCAGCCTGACCGCCCGAAACACCGTTAGCGTGAAGCACGAGATCAAAGTTGCCATAGGACGGGCGAGCCGAGAGGCCACCGATTTCCCAAGCAGGCTGATCAATCGTTTCGATACCCTGAGTCTCGTAACGATACTCGGTCAGAGCAACGCCACCGTCCACGTCGATAGCGGAACCGATGCAGTCGTCATCAACAGCAGACGCAGCTGCGCCGTCCGTGAATCCTTCGTACAGTCCGATGTCGAGCGTGATCGAAGTCGTTGCAAGGTCGTCACATGCCAACTGAACGCTGGTGATGCGAGCATCAACAGGGATACGGGCAAGAACAACCGTGTCGTTCGTAGACAGTGCCGTTACTTCCATAGTGTCAACAAGTACGCGCTCGTCGTAAGTGCCACCCTGAAAGGATTCAGTTTGTCGCGGTGGGCTACCCTCAACGAGTGCCACACCTGTCATATTCTGGTTAGCCATGTTCTATTTCTCCTTTAGGTGCCGTACTACTCGGAGCACTTGATTTCAATGACTTTTTCTTCTTCGAGGCGGGTTGCACCGACAGAAGTGTCACAGGTGATGTGGAGCGGGTTACGAGCAAGTTCTACGCGCTCAACAACCGTAGAACTGAGATCCTGCCAGATACCAAGACCCATACCGGACATACACCAGAACGGGTTACGACGGTAGCTGTTGCTATCTGTTTCAAGGCGTTCGCTCAGAAGGAAGCGGATACCGAACCACTCTTTAAGGCTCGTGCCGTTACCAGCAAGAACTGCGTTGTCCTGGTAGTCCTTGTTGACAACCTTCACCTGCTCAAGCAGGTCACGTTCCTGCGATGCGCTGATGGCGCAATACAGTTGGTTCATCGGGTCGTCGATGTTCACTTCGTTGCCGAGAATGATTTCGCGAGCAGCGAGCAGTTTATCAACATTCATACCCGTTGCTGCACCTGCACCCTCGTCCACGGCAATGACGTTGCCTGAAGGGAAGGATTCGGAACCGGAACCAGTTTCGCCCGTCGTAGCCGTGGCGAAGAAGCGAGCGATGATTTCGTCATCAATCTTACGGTTGATGGCGTTGTTACCGTTACGCGTGTAAGCACCCGTAAGTTCGATGTTCATCTTGAGTTTGTCGATGCTGTCGCATTTCGTACCCCACTCGAAGTGACGGGGGTAAGCCCAACGGCGATTGTGGGTCTGTTCCACATCAACCTTGGGCTGGTAACGCGTGGTGAGTTCTTCTGCTTCGGAAGCAGCAAGAGTTTCGAGCATGGCAACACCCTTGCCTGATACGGACTGGGTGTCAACCGCCGTGCGGAAGCGGGAAGGAGCCTGCTGAGCAAGCAACCGAAGATTGTCGGTGTACTTCTCAACAAAACTGTTGTAAGTAGTGCTGGACATGTTGTGTCCTCCAATTTCAAGCTAAAGTTTAATTACACTTTGTGGCTTGTCCGCAATCGCGGGGCCGACGTTGTTCTCGTCTTTCCGAGCGTCGGTGGGGGCACATAACCTTGTCCACTTACTAAACCAATTGTACCACAGGTCTATATGCTAATTCAACCTTCCTTGTGGCGCAGTTGGAGCAGTTGATTATATCGTGCGTATTTGGGTCCAGACTTATTCTGGAATTGTGCAGCAACCTGCGAGTCAGATGATGCTTCACCCATAATCTGGTCCATCTCGTACCGTGCCATCTCAGGCGTAATACCGAAGTCTGTACGCTTCTCACCCTCGGCAAACGCTTTCTCGCCCATAGCAGAAGCAACCTTGTGGAACAACTTAATCATGCCGTCGTAACCAAGACCGTGCTTAAGAATGTCTTTCTGCTCTTCGGTGATGCCCATTTCGCGCATACCCTTCTCAGCGACAAACACAGACTCGTCGTACTTCGAACCCCACTCGTTCTTAAGTTCGACTTCCTGGCTGCGCCATTCGTTCGTGATATTCTCTTCGAACAAACGGTTCTGCTCGGCCTGATACTGCATGTCCATCTCAGCCAGCTTAGAGAACGCGTCCTTGGTCAGACCATGCTCATGGGCAAGACGACGCATATTGTCGAGACGCGTCTTATCGATCTGTACGCCCTCGGGCGCGACAACCTCGTAGCCGTCAACCGTCTCGGGGCGACCAAGGCGATTCCAGATTTCACCCATATTCTCGGGCAACATCTCTTCGGGCAACTTGAGCAGCTGCTCTGGAGGTGCACCCTTGAACCCCTCAAGGTTACGGTAAGAGTCCAGCAACGCTTTGGGTGATTCCCAGCCCTTTGCCTGAACATACCCCGTGCTGCTTTCGTCGAGGCCCATGCTCGCGTACCACGGCGCGTCAGACTCGGGTGCTGGTGCTGCCTCTGAAGTTGGTGTTGCGGTTGCAGGCTCTTGTGCTTCAATTACTGGTTCACTCATCATCCGTCTCCATGTGATTTATTAGTGCCAAATAATCTTCCCCGTCATAGTGGAGGAAAAACTTGATACGTCCCAATACTTCCACGCGACCCATCGCTTTAAGAATCTCGTGCTGTTCGCCGTCGAAGCGAGCCTGACGACCGTAACAAAACTTCTCGAGGTCGTTCAATAAATCTTCGCCACTAGGCGTACTGAATACTTCGCGGTACAGGTTAATTAACCGCAGGTTCTCTCTTGCATCATCCATCCTAAATCTCCGCTGCTGTTTTCTCCGCTCTTGCTGCGCTTAGTGCTGCGTCTGCAACAGGCTTCGCATTCTGAGCCATCATCATCTGCTGTTCTTGCTGTGCACGTTGTTCGCGTACAGCCGCTATCTCTTCTTCGCTATTCAGAATCTTCGCAGGCGTACCGTTCGCCTCTGCAATCAATCGGTGATACTCGTCAAAGTCCACGATGTCAAGTGCGCTCGGGTCGAACTGTGCCGATGCGAAGATGGACTGCACCGTTTGTGTCGCGCCCAATGCCTCGTCGGACTTCTGCGAGTTGGCAAGCGGTGACGTATACTCAATCTGGAATTCTCCCATAATCTCTACCAACTCTTCAGGCATCGGCGGGATATTCCCTGCAATCTCGTGCAGATTAACTTCGCGCTCAATCAACACAGGGTGCGATTCGGTTTCTTCCTGACCAGACATCGGTGCCAGCAGTCGAGCCTGCTCCTGTGAGCGGGTCAGTACTTCGGTCGCTGTAGCTTCGCGTTCAAGGTTGCTGATAAACAAGTCGAGCATAAACGCTTCACGGATCATGTTGTGCTCGCGCTCAAGCATGTCTACCGATATATCGTAACGAACGCCGTGGTTCAGCGGTTCTAGTGCGCGTTGACCGGAAGCATCGATACCGCCACGCACAATCTTACCTGGGCGCAGGTCAACCGAGTTAATGGACCCGTCGTCCTTCATCAGCAACGTCGGACGA